AAATTAAAAACATTTTAAAGGTAAGTGAATAATGGGCGTTGAAAATAACGAATACCAAATACCAAAATTAGTTTTAGGTGATACATTTAATGAATGGTTGAATGTGTCCAACCAATCTATCATCGAAAAACTAAACAAGTTAAGCACTTACTCAGCAACCGGAGGTGATGGAATAGAAGTCGCCACCAGTTCTGCTGGAGTTGCCTCAATTTCTCTTGCTTCTACTGTTCCCAATGGAGTTACCTTTTCTGGTAATGTTGTTTTTGATGGGACAGTAACCACAGTAAACTCCACAGAACTTACCGTAGATGATTTTAATATCGTTCTTGGTGCAAGTGGTTCTGGTAAAACAGATGGTTATATTGGCGCCAGCGGTGGTGGTGGTATAATGCTGATGAGGAGTGCAGGTGACACCGCATCTTTCTTGTGGAAGGGACTGACAGCAGGCCTTGCTACAGGATTCAACCCACTCGGAGTTGGATGTTCTGGCGCATGGACTTGTACAGATTACATTAATCTTACTGGTGGAGTTGGACTTAAAGCAAATGATGATATATTAAGATTTAAATCAGGTGCAAATGCAACTGGTTCTGGATTGATGGTAGAGACCGTAGCAACTGCTGATGCTCCGCATGGAGGAACTGCAACAGTATACGATTCTAAATCAATGAAAATTGGTCATATGTCTACCGCAAGTGCATCCATGACTCAAGGAATACACTTTGACGAAGACGGAATGGTTCGTATTTACGATGGTGTAAATAAGAAACTATTTACACATACTTCACATGGATTTACATTCGGACAATCGGTTCGGCTTGGAGCAGGAGGAACTTGCCAGTTAGCACATGCAAATGCAATAGAAGACGCTGAAGTTCTTGGTGTTGTATCTGAAGTACTTAATGCGAATCAATTTGTTGTCACTATGCACGGAGAAGTTAGGGGTGAATTTTCCAGGGCTCTTGGTGTCACAGGTGCAACCTTAGCAGCCGGTTCTGTTTACTTCTTGAGTGGAACAGCAGGAAACAGTGGAGAAGTAACGAATCAAGAACCACAAGCGGCAGGTAAAATTAGAAAACCAATGCTTCTTGGATTTGGAGCAACCTCTGGTTATGTGTTCCAATATGTTGGAGCAAAGATTGCCCCAGAAACCGACTCAATTGCACCCACTATGCGTAGAATTAATATTGCAAGTGGTGGTGGTAAAGACAATGGTTCGACTGATTTAACATGTCACAAAGTTTCTACAGGAAAATACGGAATCACTCATGGTTTCAATAGCACAGGTTATTCACTTACTGTAACACCCGTTGGTGGTGGAACTGTTATGTATGGAAATATTCATACAAAGGGAAGTAACTATGTGACATTAGAAGTTTATAACGGAGGAAATGCATTAGTAGATAATGCAGTAGAAGTTATTTTAGCAAAGGATGTAACATAATATGCCTAGTGCAAGACAAGTAACCGGAGTAGGACCAAGACACGCATTCATATTTGATGCAGATTCTGGTGGTGTAGATACAGTTGATCAAGTTGTGGGTGTTGATGTGGGTGCGGCAAGAACAGGAACGGGCCTATATACTATAACTCACAACCTTGGGAAAACAGGATATTGTGCAACATTTACTGCCGAAATGGCAGCAGGCAATGAAGCATTAGTAACTATAGTTGGAAGATCAGGAAACACGATGGACATTCGTCTTGAAAATATCGCAGGGGCCGCAGTCGATGCGGCTTTTGTTCACGGTGTAATTTACGATTGATTGGAGAAATGAATGGCTAACTCAGCATTTGTATTAAGTAGCGGAAGCGGAACAGACGGAAGGTCTGTTCGTGCAACAAAAACACAAACAAGCCACGGATTTTCTGCTGGTAGTGTTATTCGTTTCGAACAAGTACCCGATGGAACAACTGGTACTTTTAAACTTGCATCCGCAAACAGTGGAATTTCAGCAGAAGCGATTGGTATTGTAGAGAGTGTATCCGCAAGCGGTGATGAATTTACCGTAGTTTATAGTGGAGAAATTGATACAACAAATTTTATAACGAATGGAACAAATGGAGTTACTGGTTCTGATGTTTGGTTTTTAGATACAGCACTTGCAGGTGGATTAACAGCAACTGCACCAGTGTCGAGTGGACAGATTATAAAACCAGTTCTAACTTTAGTAAGTGGTTCTTCAAAATCCAGAGGACTTGTAACAAATTATCTCGGAACTGTTATCGGTGGTAGTAATACGGTAAGTCTTGATTCCGTCCACCCTGTAGGAGAAATTATTGCTTTCGCTGGCAACACTAGTGATGTTCCTACTGGATGGCAGTTATGTGACGGTAGTACTCTCGATGTTCTTGGTGATTATGCAGACTATTATTCTAGAGTCGGAACCAAGTATGGTGCCCAAGTTGAAATGGTATTTACCGTAACATCAGGACACACAGGATTTATCGGAAACACCGCAACACAAACCGTAAGCAGTGTAGCAATTCCTTCTTTAGTGATGGATTGGGGACCAGTTGGAGGAGGAGGAACCGCAACAATTTTGTTAGACCAAGATGTCTTAACAGGAATTACTGGTGGTGAAACTGTAGGAGATAACACTGGTTATCCACACGGACTCATATATCAAGGTGGAACAAACATCACTGTCGGAACTGGTGGGGCTGCAAATAATGCCTATTCAACATCAAGTGCAACTGTAAAATATGTTAAGACTCCAGACTTAAGAGCAAGAACTCTTGTTGGTGCAACTTCAGATTATGTTGTTCCTTGGAGTCCTCGTTCTTCTGGTATGGATGGATTCACTGCGGGACAGATTGGTGGTGCAGAGGACGCAGATACGGTTGTCGTTACTTCGGATGGGGCGCAAAGAGTATATGCCGCGAAGGGTGCAACTGATGCAAGTCTTCGTCAACCATTTATGGCAACACACTACATTATCCGAACAACATCAACAGCACAGGCAGCACTTGTAGATGGACTTAGCGTTTCTCTTTCCGATGCCGGATTAACAAACCACGATACGTCAGATGTTGTTGCGGGTGATATCAATGTATATGACGCTGTAAGCAGTAACTACAAAGCAGTAAAATTATTAGACAGATATCCTGCCGATGTTGCTAACTTTGAAAATTCCTTTCAAATAGAATCTACCAATGGAAATATTTCTGTTGGACATAAGGGTGGAGATCATCCACTACATGTTAAAAATTCGTCGAATGCAAAAATCAGAATAGAAGATACTACTAATTCTGTTACATTTGATTTGTTCTCAGATGATGACAGAGCATACACTCGGACAAACAGCAATCACCCACTGTGGTTAGGAACAAATACTGTACCAATATTAAAACTCCACGACAGTTCTACTGGGTATTTGAGTGAATTTTTATATAGTGCTGATATTGCAGGAAATCTTGGCGTTACTGGTACTGCAACGATTGCTGGAGTTACTAAATTCCAAGCACAAGCGTATTCTGAAATTCATAATAAGAGTACTGGTTTGAATGTGACTCCGAACTTCAATGACTCAAATGTTCAAAAAATTAATTGCACTGGAACCACAGTAGATGTAAAGGATCCAGCAAATGGTCTTGGTGGAGGAATGTATTCTTTAATATTCACTAACACCCAAAATAGTGTAGTAAACTTCACTTGGGGGGCAGAGTATAAATGGGCGAATGGAATTAAACCCGACTTAATTAGAGCAAACTCTGAAGTTATCGTTTCAATGGTAGCACAATCGGCAAGTTTGTTCTACTGTACATGGGCAGAGGACTTCTCATAGTGCTAGGACACGGAACCAATCTTAAGTCTAATTTTGGTTGGAAATTGGACAGTCAAGGAGATCCTGAAGTATATTACTGGCAGGGAACTGTTCGGTCTTATGATAGGGAAGCACGGTACAGAGTAGACTTACCCGTCAATGATCGATACTGGGAACACTATTGGGTAAATGGTTTACAAAACAACACAAAAAGTAATAAATTATATAAACTAACATTTGATCATGATACCAGAAAAGTAGGAAGAACATTGGTGTGGGATGGAAAGGATACATTCGTACACGGTAATGATATACTACAAGAATTTGGAAATATGACTTTTATTTCCAGAGATACTTTTCTTATAACAGAAACGACATCCCCTGCTAACACTTCGGATGATGCTGGTGGAGACTCATACAGAAGAGTAAAAATATGGGCGAACAGGTTAAACGAAGACGGAACCGTAACTCCCAAAATATGGTCAAGAATGGTTCTTCCAGAAAACACCGCTGATGGTGGTGACTCGAATCCCGAAGCAGCACGGTTCAACTATCCCGGAAATGTGCTTGGAATAACTCAAATTTCCCCAGAGTCACCAGACTATGATTCTGCAAACAAATGGGCAAACATAGTTGTTGTTACTGGAGCGAGACCACAAGGAGGTCCGTGGGGTCAGTCAGACAACCAACACCATAGAGTAACAGTCTTAAGATTAGATTCAGACAACAGTGATATCAGCAACCCAGATTATTTAGCAGATAGTGATGCATGGGATTCGGGTGCAGATGGAGGTCAGGCTGCGGTATCTGCATGGAAGACTTTAAAGGATTTTGGTCATGGATTAGATAGAACAGATGCAAGTGAAGGATTTTGTACATCCGATAGTCAGGGAAATATAATCTATGGAAATGTTACCGGATATAAAGGTGTCAACTTTAGTCAATCAACAGATGGATTTATTTCAGCAACACCAGGCGGAACTGCATGGTATTCTCAAGTCGGAGGCGGAGATAGATTATATTATCATACTTTAGGAGTAATGACTGCTCCTTTAGGTTCTGTTGAACCAATTGACACAGAAAATTCTGGTACTCATTACCTGTGTAATTTCAATACCGGATATTCTGCTGGTTGGCAAAATGGTTTACTTAATGATCGAGTCTGGCCAGACTATGATTCAGCAAATGATCCAGTAGGAGATTTTGGTTGGGGTGGTAACATTTATAGAATCTACAACAATCTGTTAAAGGCAAACGGATCATGTTGTGATATCTTTGGATCAACAAAATGGGGTGTAGAACACGGAAAAGATGTTTGTTTGTTTTTTGTTCAAAGAAATAATCAAAACCTTCTACAGAAAGGTGATGCTTTTGGTGATAATGTAAATCTTGGAAACTCTTCTTGGTCATCTGAACTTGCATACAATCGAGAAGGAATTGTTGTATGCAAGCAACAGGAAAACTCAAACACGTTCGACATATTAGACTATGAAGATTTTGCTGGTAATAATGTGAATGCATTTGTAGATAATAATGGCAGAACACGACAAACATATGCATTTGATTCTTCGTGGGGAACTATATGGAAGGGTGATATCTGTTGTGAAAATGCAAATGATGAATGTGACAACAATGCCGCACCAGACTGCTTAGGAAGTCGGCCAAAGTTTATTTTTGTGGAAAGCGATGCTTATTATACTGGTAGTTATTATGATTGGACTCAGAATCAAGATGGTTCAGCAGACACTGCGGTGAAAGAAGCATACACAGGAGATGCAAATGGAGAAATTCCTACCATATGGAGAACCAATGGTATTTGGGGATTTCAGTCTTTTCATAGTCCAGTTTCAGGTGGAATGTCATTTAGACCAAATTGGTTACTATGAGTTATTTTATACACAAAGATAACACAATCGAAATCGATGAGTACCGATTTCACGAAAACATTTTAAAAACTTTTGATCCAACATACACAAAACCTGATGGATGGACTCGATGTTATATTCAAGGAAGAAAACATTATTTGTCTAATGGAAAGATCCAAACGGGAGACGAATTTCCTTGGGTTCGGGGAGACATGTATATTAAATCAATTATACAATTGCAACTTCTAGAAAAACAACTTATTTTAGATAAAGAATACAGTGTCTCCGAGATTGAGTAGACCCAATATGGCATACATATATGGGAGAAAATACTAGGAGCATTACTTATGGCAAATCCAACATCAAGAGCAACCTTAAAAGAATACACCCTAAGAAGACTTGGTGCGCCGGTTATCGAAATAAACGTAGATGACGCACAATTGGAAGACAGAATTGATGATGCACTTCAATTTTTTGCAGAATATCATTTTGATGGTGTAGAAAAAACTTATCTTAAACATCAAATAACACAAGATGATATTGACAATGAATATGTCACACTTAGCGATAGCGTAATATCAGTAACAAAACTATTTCAATTTAGTGAAGGAACAACAAACTTATTTGATGTTAGATATCAAATGGCACTAAATGATTTTTATGGTTTACGAAATCCCAACCAATCAATGGTTCAATATACCATCACTAAAAACCATTTAGGATTGATTCAGGATATACTGTCTCCAGAAAAATCTATAAGATTTAGTCGAGTAACAAACCAATTAAAAATTGATATGGACTGGAGTGAAGAAGTAGATGTGGGTGATTATATAGTGGCAGAAGCATATGTTGTACTTGATCCGGAAACATATCCAGAAATCTATAACGACAGACTTCTCAAAAGATATGTTACAGAATTATTCAGAAGACAATGGGGTTCCAATCTTTCCAAATTTGAAGGTATTCAACTTCCAGGCGGAGTTACGTTTAACGGCAGAGAAATTATGGAAAGGGCTCAAGCAGAAATTGATAAGATCGAAGAGAATGTACAATTGATGTACGAACTCCCACCCGACTTTATGGTAGGATGATAAATGGCCACAAATAAGTTTTTCCGACATCAAGTTAAGGCAGAGCAAAATCTTGCTGAAGACCTTACAATCGAAGCAATTCGAATGTATGGTCACGATGTAATATACATTCCAAGAACATTAGTAAATAAAGATTTTCTGTTCGGAGAGGATACAATTTCCAAATTTGAACAGGGATTGAATATTGAAATGTACATCGCCAGCACTGATGGATTTGAGGGGGAGGGAGACTTTGCTTCAAAGTTTGGCATTCAAATTAAAGATACTGTTGATCTTGTTGTTTCTAAGAAAATATTTGAAAAAACTCTTTCTCATGAATCAGATATAAACAGACCGAGAGAAGGAGATTTAATTTATCTTCCTTTAACAAAGGGATTGTTTGAAATTAAATTTGTCGAACACGAAAATCCATTTTATCAACTTGGTAAACTATACACATATAAACTTTCATGTGAACTATTCGAATACAGTCAAGAAGATTTCGATACAGGATTTTCCGATATCGATACAGTGGTAGGAATCGAAGAAGACGTTGCATTCAATATTTACTTGACGGGTGGATATACTGCAAACTATAATGTCGGTGAGTTTGTATATCAGGGAACTGCCGGATTTGGACCTGAAGGTGTGAGTGCATCTTGGTATGCAACTGTTCTTAGTTGGGTAACAGGAGGAACATATGGACCTGCTGTTACCGGAGGCGTTACAACAGGATACATGTTGTTAACTGTTGCAGGACCATCTGGAGCAACAGGATTTACTGTTGGAACAGGAACAGGTGCAGGAGTAAGTGGTGCAAGTTCTGGAGCATTCTATACCGCAGGAAGCACACTAGATCCCGCAACAAGAACTATTGTTATAGCAGATGCATTCGACGATGCAGACGATTTCGAATTACAGGGAGATTCTATATTCGACTTCACCGACACAGATCCATTCTCGGAAGGTGACATCTAATGTTTGACACATTTTATCATAATTCTGTTAGAAATTTAGTTGTTGCATTTGGTTCAATGTTCAATGATATTTACATTACCAGAAAAAATGCAGATGGATCAACCAAGGAACAAATTAAAGTTCCTATATCTTATGGTCCAAAAGAAAAATTTCTAAGAAGAATATACGAAAGAAGTTCGATTAGCGATGGACCAAAAGTAGAAATTACTTTACCAAGATTAGCATTTGAAATTACTGGTATAGATTATGATTCTCAAAGAAAAAGAAATACTATGAACAAGTATCACACTACTACTGGTGTCACTGCTGGACAAGATATTTCATATGATTATGCTGAAGTTCCTTATAATTTTTCATTCCAACTGTCTGCGATGGTTCGACATATGGATGATGCACTTCAAATTACAGAACAAATCTTACCATACTTTACTCCAGAATTCAATATTTCATTAAACATGACTTCTCTTCACACAAAAGTAGATGTTCCAGTTATACTGCAATCATCTGTATTAAATGAAGACTACGAAGGTGATTTCGATACACGAAGAAGTATTATTACAGATTTTAACTTCATTGCAAAATCATATGTTTATGGTCCTGTAAAAACATCGAAAGTTATTCGGACAACAGATGTTTCATTCTGGAATTCCGAAGACTTTTCATCTTCTGGACCTTCTGGTTCTTCGGCTGCAATGTCTACGATTCAGACCTACATCACCGGACCTTCTGGTTCATCTTCTGGTATAGATAATTATACAACATTCAATGAGATATGGGTACAAGGATCATCAATGGATTATGCAGGTAATACTTATGCATAAAGTGGAGTTTTAAATGGCTAAAAAGAAAAAAGTAGAAGAACGAATAAGTGAAGCACTAAACATAGAACATGATATAGTTGAAGGTGAAGTTATTGAAGCAGAAATTGTTCCGGCTGAACCAAAGAAAAGTATCAAAGATTTTCATGTTGAACGTGACTATGATTATGTCAGAGGAAACCTCAAAGACATCGTAGAGAAAGGCACAGTCGCAATAGATGGTATTCTATCGGTTGCTTCTGAGGGTGATTCTCCTAGAGCATACGAAGTTGTATCTCAACTGATCAAGAGTGTGTCTGAAGCAAATAAAGACTTAATCTCGCTTCACAAGTCAATCAAGGAGATTAAGAAGGACGATTCTTCCTCTAACCAAAAAGCAGGAAGCATCACAAACAACTCAATTTTCGTTGGTTCCACAAAGGCTCTTCAAGATTTAGTCAAGAACCAAAGAAAGCAGTTAGAAGATTTAGATAATGCCGAATGAAAATTCATATCTTGGTAATAAAAACTTAAAAGCATCAGATGTTCCATTAGACTTTACAAAAGAGCAAGTCGAGGAGTATTTGAAATGTGCGGCTGAACCAGAATACTTTATTGAAACATATGTTCAAATCGTGAATGTCGATGAAGGTTTGGTTCCTTTTGACATGTATGACTTTCAACGGGACATCATCAACAAAGTACACAGCAATAGGTTTGTAATTGCCAAACTTCCTCGACAGAGTGGTAAGTCAACAACTATTATTGCCTACCTTCTTCACTTCGTTCTGTTTAACCCAAGTGTAAATGTTGCTATCCTTGCAAATAAACTTGCGACTGCAAGAGAACTGCTTGGTAGATTAAAACTGGCTTATGAGCATTTACCAAAATGGATGCAACAAGGAATCATGGAATGGAATAAAGGTTCTATTGAATTAGAAAACGGTTCAAAGATTCTGGCTTCTGCTACATCATCCAGTGCTGTTCGTGGTGGTTCGTTCAACATGATTTTCATGGACGAATTCGCCTATATTCCACAGGGTGTTGCTGAAGAGTTCTTCAGTTCTGTTTATCCTACAATCTCATCTGGTAAAACTACAAAGGTTCTCATTGTATCAACTCCCAAAGGATTGAACATGTACTACCGAATGTGGATGGACGCAGTAGAAGGAAGAAACACTTATGTTCCAATTGAGGTTCACTGGTCTGATGTTCCAGGCAGAGACGCAAAATGGAAAGAACAAACAATCGCTAATACTAGCGAGGAGCAATTCCGAACAGAATTTGAATGTGACTTTATTGGTTCAACAAATACTCTAGTTTCCTCTGCTAAACTAAAATCTTTGGCATATAAAACTCCTATTCATAAAAATGATGAGGGACTGAGGATATATGAAGAACCTCAAAAAGATCATATTTATTTTGTTGGAGTGGATGTTTCAAGAGGAACAGGAAAGGACTACCATGCATTCTCTGTAATTGATATCACAAGAGATGATGAACCATATAAAGTAGTGGCTACCTTTAAAAATAACGAACTATCTCCTATGGTTTTCCCCACAGTGGTGCATTCTCTTTGCAAACAATTTAATGATGCCTATTGCATGGTGGAAATCAATGATATTGGTGGACAAGTTGCCGATATTTTACATAATGAATTTGAATATGAAAATATTCTTATGACTTCAGTTCGAGGAAGAAAAGGACAAACC